CTTCGCTAAACTTCCCATTGTCCTCATAACGATTGTATGAGTCAAAAAGTGTGAGTGGTGAAGACTGTCTCGCTCGACCAAACGCATCAACGGCAGTACCAGTTGGATTGCCTCCAGAAACTGGACTGCCATCGACATCTGCAAGCATAACAACTTCAAAGAGTGTTTTATTGTCTTGCAGATATTGGTTTGTATCTTTACGAAACTGTGCCATAGATTATTCTGACTTGCTCGCTTTCTTCATTTTAGGATCGACATCAATATCACCGTCATCTTCTTCTGCATCATCGCCGTCATCATCACACTCGCATTCTTCGCAACCACACTCTTCGCATTTTTCTTCGAAAAGATTTGACACAAACTCAGCATATGCTTCTTCATCATTCATCATTTCATCAAGCATCTTTCTTTCATCTTCAGATGCTTCTTCGTAGAATTCTTGCATTGCTTCATCAATCATTGAAACGAGTTTGCTAGGAGAAGATTCTTCGAGTGTGTTTAAAACGTATTCGATTTGATCTTCAGAGAGTTCAGTAGAGGAGAGAACAGATGCGATGTCGGCAACTGAATAATAACCTTCGTATACTTCTTCGTCTTCGCCAGGAGCGTAGCCTTTTTTCTTTCTCGATGCCATCTTAGCTTTATCTTGAATAGCATCGTGTTCTTTTTTACCAGGAGCATCAGTAACTTTAACATTCTCGGTGTGCTTATCAGCAAAGTCTTGTTCGTCTCCGCTTCTAGCTTTATATTTTTCCAATATATTTTTTAAGTTAGACATTACTCAGCTTCCTCTGTCTCTGGGTTAAAAATTTGTTGTGCAATCTCTTCTTTCTTTTGTGCAAGAGCCGCGTCAATTTTTGGCTCGATTGCCGCCGAGAATGCTTTAACTGCCGCGACAGGCTTATCACTTACTGTCGCACTAATAAAATCTGTTACGTCATCGTTCATTTTTCTTCTCCATCACTAGGCACTAATTTATAAACTGGCGCAGTTTGAGGTGTCTCAGTATTCTGATCATCTCGATCATCTCTTTCTTTACTGTCGCCGCCAAAATCCATATCATCTTCACTGTATCTTTGATCATTTTTTTCTGCTTGAATTTCTTTGTCAATCATTTTCATATCATTTTCAGTTTGCTGAAGTATGAACTTTCTGACATAATCATGTGAATAATATTTACCAACATATTCATCCATGTCTCGCATCAATGCAACTCTATCTCGCATGATCTCCATTGATTTGAGTTCTTCGAAATAGTTATCAATTGCATATTTATACTCGATTTCATTCTTCCATTCGCGCCACTCTTCTGGTGTGCAGATGCCTTTTAGAATGAGTTGTCTTTCAAGCACTGAAGTGAATAACTCACTAAACTTATTTCTTATTCTTGTAATAAATTTAGAAAACTTTACTTCATCTCTACTAATTTCTGTTGCTCTACCGAGCGTAAATGTTGAATCGGGCTGTAATCTTGTTGACGGAACATTCAAAGACTTGTATAATAGATTCTGGAAGTATACAATATCTTCAATATCACCTAAGTTTTGACCACCTGGAAGTGTCGTGATTTCTGTTCCTCTGCCACCTTCTCTTCTAGGTAGCCAGAAGTCTTCGAGCATTGTCATGAATTTACGATCATCACGAATTTCTCCAGTAGATGAATCATACACGACTTTGTTCTTAAACTTTGTCATTAAGTCTGCCAAGTATTGTTCTGCTTTCGCTTTTGGCAAACCACCGACATCAACATAAAAAATTCTGCGCTCTGGCGCTCTTGAAATACGATAGATTACAAGAGAGTCTTCCATCGAACGCAATTGATTTAGCGGTCTAATTGACTTGTGTAGATAAGACAATATTAAATTATTATCTGCGTTTTGATATCCGCTCGTACAATATACGACAGAATCTTTCGCAATCTTAATACCTTCAGTAGATTGTCCTGCGGATGAACCGTAAGTATTTACTACTGAACCTGAACGCTTTAAAAACCCAGCTGGATTATAAAGATAATATTCGCCAACTGTTTTCTCAATTGTTACACCTTCTTTGTTTTTTTCTTTCTTTACTTCTTTTATTTTCTTGATGTTTCGTGGATCAACGTAACGAATCTCGATGATGCCATTTTTAGGCTTAGACTCATCGATTATTACATGATAATATAATCTACCATCAACGTACCAGCGTTTGAAAATTTCATAGCTGTAACGATTGAATTCCAGCAGATTTAACACCTGCTGGAATTCTTCATCAATTTTTTTCTTGATACCTGCCGAAACACTCAAATCATCTAGCAGAATAGATATAGTCTCTTCTTCGCTATCTTCAACAATTGCCTCGTTGACAATATCAGATATTGCCAAATCGATGACGGGATCAAGTGAAATTGCTCTATACTTGTTAACAAGCTCCGCCTCAGTGCGAACTGAGCCGTCTAGATCAACATACGTGCCATAAACTCCACCTGCCGTTACGACAAGTGAACCGTCATCGTTAGAAGGAGGAGCGAAAGATACTATTTTCTTCTCTTCGCGCTCCTCTCTCTTACGAGTTATTTCAAAACCAAATAAATCCATAAAGTAAACTCCTGTTTAGTAACTGATATTATTTATCAGTCTTATACAACAGGTAGCATGTAATCAAATGCCCATGTAACTGTAAACGTGGCAATTGTATCAGTTGTATTCCAATCAAGATCCAATGTACCTACATCAGTTGGCCAAATACCCACTAAGAAGTGATTATGGATTGGTGATGCAGATCGTTTTCCATAAAGCTGTACTATGCCTATGCCCTTGTACTGTGAAGGAGTTTCGCCTCTCAGGTTAGGTTCGCCTGAGTTGATTTTCTCCGACCATGACTCAAGATGTTTTCTCAGAGCCATATCTTCAGTACAAAGAACAGTTGTGGTCCATTCAGCATAAGTTCTGTCGCCAGCAAGTTTGATTTTACGACCAAAGTAAGGCGCCTCAACAACGCCAACAGTCTGTGCAGGTACCGAAGTAGCCTGCACAACAACTCTTGAATCAAAACCATGGGGACCTGCTAAGATTACGCTGAAAAGTGACGGCCGATAACCGTCACTTGCAAATGCGCCTTTAAATTCTTCTATTGAAAAAGCCATTTAAATTTCTCCTACTTGTTAGAGTTTGTTGTATTTATACTATTTATTAGAAATTACCGATAACTTCGGAGAATTCTACA